AGGAAACCAAGTGAACGAACACGATGCCATCGCAAGGATCAAGAGACTGTCTCACAGCATCAACTGTGCCGATGAGATCGCAGAAGTGATTGAGCGGCTAATCAAAGAGCGCGATGAGGCAAGGCGTGAAGTATGTTTCTTAGTTTCAGAATCTGATGTATACAACCACATCAGCACATCACCTGAGGATGTTGCTGAAGAATATGGTTGGAATTGTTTTAATAACCACAAACCAAAGGAGTAAAAATGTACACACAAATCATTCTAATCACCCTAGTAGTTGTCTTTCTTTCAGTTGTAACCTATACTTCATTCAGCAACATGAATGATTACAACCTGAAGTTCTCAAAGATCTACGATAACCTTGAGTCCATCCAGCTTCAGCTGATCAAGATGGAAGACCGTATGTCCAGCAACAACAAGCAATGCCAGGATTGCCAGCTTACTCATGCTAAGATGATTAGCAAGAATGAAAGCGATATCGAAGTTGCTAATGAAACTATTGTCCAGAAAAATGAGTATTTAGCTGGCGGTCTTAGTGATTGCTTCCGCATGATTAGAGATCTGCAAACACAACTGTATGATCTTCGTAATGACTTTGCTCGTACAATTCACGACAATAGTTTACATACCAGTTCTGAACTCTCTGGTATTCGTGATACGCTAGGTATTCTTGAAGGAGATCTATATGATTCTACTGGTGGACTTACCCAACAAATAGATGAACTAGAGCGCAAGATGGAACTTCTTCAACCGTACATTGAACGGATGCAGAGCAAGAATGAGATTGCTGAAACCAAGCGCAAGCTTGCTGTTCTTAATGGAGTTCTTCAAGATGTCAACGCCAAGCTCAAGTGAAACAATCAAGCTACTTCAAAACGCGCTTGACTGTGCTTCCTTTTCTGAGTACCACTCTGGGTACACGGCAAGGGAAATACACCGTAAGTGTCTCGTACAAATTGTTTCTATGGATGAAGAGATCCAACGGCTAAAGGGAATGCTTGAGAATTGTCAGAAATCCAAAACATCCTACCTAGGCTGGGGCAAGGGAAAGGACGAGTAGTCATGGATATAGCTGAAGAGGCAGACTTCTGGAATGATTATTTCAGAACACATCATAAGTAACTAGCGTCCCCTCACGGGGACCGTGTTGGCTTCGTGGCGGAATCGGCATACGCAGCGGACTTAAAATCCGTAGCCGCAAGGCGTGGGGGTTCAAGTCCCCCCGAAGCTATTCAGATGTGGTGTAACGGTAGCACCAGAGATTTTGGTCCTCTGTGTCTTGGTTCGAATCCAAGCATCTGAATTTCAAGGTAGTGTTTATCTTGATTAGCATGGCCCAATTCTGTGTGGGAATGGATCATTCCAAACGAACCCACACTTACAATGTAACTAAAGTTACAAAGGAGACTCCTCCGAGTACAACTTTGGTAAACCATGCTATCCCGCCCTTATAGCTCAGCTGGTAGAGCAACCGACTTTTAATCGGTTGGTCGCAGGTTCGATCCCTGCTGGGGGCATTGTCATTTTTCCTAAGGAGCAAACATGGAAACTGAATCGAAGGTAGTATCGCGTAAACGTTGTCCTAGATGTGCAGGACTTGGTAACGACACATCAGGCAACAACCTAGCAGTCTATGACGATGGTCACAGCTACTGCTATGCTTGCCAATTTTACATCAAAGGAAACAAATCAATGGAAACAATCGTAGAGGAGACACCCGTATATGTCGCAGAGAAGTTCCGTACAGGTGAGATCCAGGCTCTACCACACCGACGAATCAACGAGAAGACTACTAGACAGTACGGCTATGGAACTACAGCTAACGGAGCCGAGGTCGAGAATTTCTACCGTGCGGATGGCACACTACAGGCTCAGCACATCCGATATGAAGGCAAGAAGTTTGCGTGGATCGGAGACACATCCAACCTCCAGTTCTTTGGCCAGCAACTATTTCCTAGTGGTGGCAAGAGGATTCTCATTACAGAGGGAGCCATTGACTGTCTCACTATGGCCCAGTTGTTTGACAACAAGTACCCAGTTGTCTCCATCCCAAATGGAGTTAATTCAGCTGTAAGATGTGTCAAGGACAACTATGACTACATCTCATCCTTTGAGACAATCGTCGTGTGCTTTGACATGGATGACCCAGGCCAGAAGACGGCACGGGACGTAGCCGAGATCCTGCCACCAGGCAAGGTCAAGATCATGTCCCTGCCACGCAAAGACCCCAACGAGATGTTGGTCCATGCCGAGTCGGCCCAGCTTCTACAGGCATACTGGAACGCCAAGACATTCTCACCAGACAGCATCCTGCATGTCAGTCAGGTTGTATCTGAGAATGAGAACTCATCTGTTAAGGTCTACGAGTATCCTTGGGATTCTCTAACTACATTCATGATTGGTCAGGATTCTGGCCGTTTGAACCTATGGACTAGCGCTACTGGTCATGGCAAGTCAACGATCATCCGTGAACTTGTCGTTGATCATCTCAACCATGGTCGTGCCGTTGGTGCCGTGTTCCTTGAGGAATCCCCTGAGCAGACGGTAGATGACTTGATCTCACTAAAGATTGGCAAGCCAGTCCGCAAGATTATGTCTCAGCGTCAGCTCAATGAGCTACGCAAGTCAAACAACAAGTCAATGGTTGACATGGTTGAGGACAACCTAACCGAGGAAGAATATGCTGAAGCAAAGACCTATATTAGTGCTAAGCCTCTTTATCTCTACGATCATATTGGCAATGCTAACATTAACAATATCATTAATCGCCTTGAGTACATGGCTGTTGGCTTGGATTGCAAAGTCATATTCCTTGACCACATCACTCTGCTTGGTAATATGCTATTGTCTAGTGGTTCTGATTTCGGTAATGATGAAAGACTTGTTCTTGACTCGGTGATGAAGAAACTACGAGAACTGGTAGAGCGCACTGGTGTCACACTCCATGTGATTGCTCACATCAAGAAGACCGACAAGAACGTAGACGAGGGTGATCGAATCAACCTTAACGATCTCCGTGGCTCGGGCTCTCTTGCCCAGATTGCAGATAATGTCTTTGCACTTGAGCGCAATGCCCAGCATCCAGATCCAGCCACTGCCAACACGACCAATGTACGGGTCCTCAAGAACCGTAAGGGTGGTCGTAGAGGCATTGCTACGGCTCTGTTCTACAACGACCAGACATCCAAGCTTATGGATATCCCGTTCGTCATTACCCCAGAAGGAGAGGTGCTTTATCGCTATGACCAAATTAGTGTTTGATATTGAAGCCAACGGTCTTAATGAAGTTGTTGCTGGTAAGAAGGATACATACCTAAAGGAAGCAACCAAGATCTGGTGCATGTCTATCAAGGACATTGAAACTGGAGAATCCCTGTTGTTTGAGCAGGACAATCTAGAAGATGGTATCCAGATCCTCCGTGATGCGGAACTGATCATCGGTCACAACATCTATGCCTTTGACATTCCACTCATTGAAAGACTGTATGGACCCTTGAACAAGCAACCATACACCGAAGTACTGGATACACTGATACTCAGTCGAATGATGTATGGTGACAATCCACCTACGCCAGACCAATCCCATTCCCTAAAGGCATGGGGTGAACATCTTGGCGAAGGCAAGATGGATTATCAAGGTGGTTGGGATTCCTATACAGAAGAGATGGGCAAGTATTGCCTACAGGATGCAGCCGTTACTGCAAAGATATGGGATCATTTTGCTCAACAAGACTACATGGTTCAGTACAGCCGTGCTGTAAGGATGGAACATGTCGTGGCAGATATGATCAAGCGACAGGTTGAATCTGGCTTTGGGTTTGACAGCGACAAGGCAGAAGCCTTGGAAATGGAGTTGCTAATTGAGAAGTCACAGATCGAAGACGAGATGCGTAGAATCTTCCCAGACAAGATCATTGTTAGACATTCTGAGAAAACAGGAAAGCGTCTCAAGGACAAGATCGAAGTCTTCAATCCAGGTTCTAGACAGCAGATCGCGGAACGGCTCACCGAGAAGTATGGATGGGAACCAAACACCACCGACAAGGGAAACCCCAAGGTGGACCATGAAGTTTTATCTAACCTAGATTATCCAGAGGCTAAGACCCTATGCAAGTATTTCGATCTCATCAAGTTGATGGGTCAGGTATCTGATTGGGTAAGCCGTGCCAAGGTCAGCCGAGACAATCGAATCCACGCCTACATCAATACCCTTGGTGCAGTGACTGGTCGCATGTCCAGCCGAGAACCAAACATCCAACAGGTCCACTCAGATCCCCGTGCTCGTGCTTTGTTCAAGCCACGAGATGGTTGGGTTCTTGTTGGTTCGGATCTCAAGGGTCTTGAGCTAAGAATGCTTGCCCATTATCTACATCCATATGACGGAGGTTCATATGCTAAGGAAGTTTGTGAAGGCGATATCCATTCTCACAACCAGAAAGCCATGGAGTTGGATTCAAGAAATACCGCCAAGACCGCAATTTATTGCTTCCTATACGGCGGTGGTGATGAGAAGTTTGGGAAGACTATAGGTTGCTCTACCCACAAGGCAAAGCAAACTAAGAACAAACTTCTGTCAAACATCTCTGGACTCAAGAAGATCATTGAGAACTGTAGGTTCGACAGTCTTGACAAGGGATATGTAAAGCCTTTCAACTGGCGTCCAGTCTATGTCCGTAAGGAACATGCCGCACTGAATACATTGCTTCAATCCTCTGGTGCTCACATTGCCAAAGCTTGGGCTTGTGTTGCGGATCAAAGACTTCGGATGGAGATTGGTCAAGAAAAGTTTAACTGGGTTGCATCTGTTCATGACGAACTTCAGATTGAATGTCATCCAGATGTAGCTCATAAGATTGGTAAAATCCTCTGCGAATCTGCAACCACTGCTGGTGATTTACTAAGGTGCAACTGCAAGATCGAAGCAGAATACAAGATAGGTTCTAACTGGTCGGAGACACACTAATGCCTAGAGATTACAAAGATGAGTATGGTAAGTTCCATTCATCAACAAAGTCAAAGAAAGACCGAGCACACCGAAACAAGGTTCGTAGAAAAGCCACAAAAGAAGGTCGTGTTAAGAAGGGCGATGGCAAGGACATCGACCATGTTGATGGAAATCCAAGAAACAATTCACCAAAGAATCTGCGTGTCGTAAACAAGTCACGCAACAGAGCTAAGAAATGAATCTAGAAAATCTTACAATTGAAAACTACAAGATTGCCTTGCGCCGTGCAAGGTGGATGCTAAACAAATACAATACTGGTATCCTGGATGCCAAGACCAGAGAAGACTTTGCTATGGATGCTTTGCTTGCTGGTCAATTTAGCTGCGGTGCAATCAAGTTCGATGTAATTGATGCTGCTCGTCGGGAACGTAAGGATTCGCGTAATCCTGACGCTACCATCAGATTTATTCCATTGTTTGACTGCGAAATCATGTCAAATGATCCAGCTACGGCTTTAGAAAAGAGTGAAGAATACAAAGACATTGAACTTTCCCTTCCTCCAAATCTAACCAAGGACGAGAAACACCTGGCAATTGAGATCTCAAAGGGAAGATTGCTAAAGGAAATTGCAAAGGACTTTAAGATAACTCCTAGTGCAATGACATTACGTTTTCAAAAACTAATTAAGAAGTTTATGAACCATCCTGAATGGAGTTCTAAGCTAGAAAGGGTAAAGAATCTTTATGAGCGAAGGAATTAAGACAACTGAATTCTGGGTATCAATTGCCCCAGCTATATTAGCTTATGTTCAGAAGGATAATACTGAACTAAGCAAGTATCTTCTCATATGCGCTACTGTTCTTGGTGTCGCATATATTGCATCTCGTACATGGGTAAAATGCAAGCATGTCTCTCAATGAAATAATCTGTATTGGAATCTTTCTTGCCTGTGGATATGGAATTATTGCCATGTTCAGTTCTCTTCTAGGAGAAAGCGATGAGTGATGCTGTATACTTTATGCAACAAGTAAACGAGTTTATAGCTAGTAATCCAGATCACCCAATCGTAGTTTCTTATAACAAGGGTGACATAGGTTTAGGTTATATTATCCGCAACTGGAAGGAAATACACAATGAGAATAATTCAAATCAGCGGGATGGGCAGAGTGGGGAAGACCACAGTTGCTCATGCTATCGCCAAGATCGTATTTGAAATGGGATATACTCCCGTGATCATCCCCTTTGCCAAGGGAATCAAGGACGAAGCGGCATCACGCAATATTGACAAGGACAAAACTCCAGATCAATATCGTGAATTCTGTCAAGAGATCGGTGCCAAGAAGCGTGAAGAAGATCCTGAGTACTGGGTTACTCAGGCGTTCAATGAGATTGAAAACCACATGGTAAGGGAGATCAAGGATAAGGCAGCTGGCAAGAACTATTGGGAGCGTGTCATTATTCAAGATGATGTTCGCTACATGAACGAACTTGCC